CTGCAAGTTCTTCTCCCATAGGTTCCATGGGAGCTTCCCCTTCTGGTGGTGGCATCATATCCATAGGTGGCATTCCACCACCCATCATAGGATCCATTGGCATTCCTCCGGGGGGAGGCGCTCCTCCACCCATCATTGGATCCATTGGCATTCCTTCAGGCATCATCATATCGGCCATGGTCTTACCCCTTAATCTGGCTTTCATTAATTAATCTTAGTTTACTAACAACCTCACGTTGTCCATCTCTCTTAGCAGCTTCTCTGGTAAACTGTTCACTTGTCATTTCCCCCTGATACTCCATCAGAGGATACAGACTTTCCAGTCTTTTTACTAGCTCCTCGTCTACTCTGGGCCAATTCTGCATAGAGATTCTCCAGTCTTTCTATTCGATCATTGAGCTCACTAAACATTTGTAATGTCTCAGTCTTACTAATCTCAGAACCAAGCTGAGCCTTAACTCTCATCATTTCCATTCTATTCATTGGATTCCTCCGTTAAATCTATCAGCTCACACGATCCCCCACTGCACGCAAGCGTGGCAGAAGATACTGTATGATCTGTCTTTTCATATTCCTGAAGCTCAGCCCAATCAATAAACTCAGGCATCTTCATTCGTAGTTGGTTGTAACCCATAGCATCCATCTTTTCAAAGGGTGCTTGATCATAACAATGATCTTGCTTAGGCAGGAAAGAGATACCTGAAATGATATCCCAATTATCCCAGACCCACTGACCCATCTCCATAAAGTTGTCATCTGTATAGGTGACAGTCACGGACGGCTTGTGTTCACACCAGTGAAGTTGGTATTCCTTCCACAGCTCAAGGTGATCCATTGCATTGTGATCATCCTGAGTGATGGTCCCCTTAGGAGCCTTCATTGGGAAGGAAAATACCATAGTATTCTGAGGTCTCATAACACAAGGCTCATGAGGGATACCTTGGTTAATCATAAACTCACACATAGGATCCTTAATATCCACACGGACACGCCTAATGTAGAACTCAGAGAAGCGAGGGTGAATACCTGAGGATGTGTTAGCAACACACGAGGTAGTACCACTAGGCTTACAACAAGTAATAGACTTACTTGGATTGATGCCTAACTTCTTAGACCACTCAAGGTTAGTTTCCTTAGCGATCTGCTTAAGATCCTTAAGGGTAAACCTAAGGAGACCTAAGCCATCTTGTCCTGACATAAGCTTGTTATCATAGATACCAGTAAACGATACTCCAAGGAGACGTTCCTCCTCACAGTTATCCTTCCAGTTACTACCAAGGTAGGTGAAGTTAGTAAACTTCGATTGAATAGTACCAAGGATGGTAGCCATTCGTACCTTAGCAGCAATGTCAGCATAGGTATCCTCAGGCTTAAGCACAACTTCTGTAAGGTTACAGAACTGCTGAGGCCTTAAGATAATCTCACTACAAGGATTTGTACCGAAGTTAATCCCTTCGGTTTTCCGGCCCGCTTTGGCAGCAAGGGTAGCCATAGCTTCTCGGTTACAGATACCTCGTTCGCCTGAATGAGAATCATACAGACTGGACCACTCTTGCATGAAAGTGCTAAGAGTAGGGCGTGAGTCATAAACAGCGGAGTTGTTCGCAAGGCTCCGATGTCCTGAGGTTTCCCACCAAGGACCTGACTTAGCCATAGCCATCTCCCGGTCATACAGATCCGAAAGGCTAATGAGGGCTGACCTACGGACAGCACCAGCAATGACAACCTCGCCTGTCAGGCAGACGATATCATGTACTTCAAGGGATGTCAGTCTTCTACCACTAGCTTTCGTAAATGTATTCACTATGAAACGGAAGAGCCTTTCTAATGGAGCCGGTCCCGACGAGCGGCCTCCGAAAGTCTTAAGTCTTGCGCCAGCGGGCCGGATGCGCGAAGTATCCCATGTCGGGTGGACACCATCATACAGCGATTCCAAGAGCTGACGGTAGGCATTAGCCCACCCTACTCTAGAATCATCGACCACAATGTACTTGTCTTCCACTCGTGTAATCTTCTCGGGAATCACAGGAAGCTTCTCCACTTCCTTTTGTTCACAAGAGAACCCCACCCCAGTACCACAGCACAGGATGTACAAGACATCACTAAAGGCTGAGATCCTATCAATAGGGAGGTACGAACAGTTGTAAGTACAAACATCATCTACATCAGCAGCAGGACCTGCGGTCATCAAAGCTCTCATACTGGGGAAAACCTTGAGTTCCTTGACGGCAGCATTAAGCGTAACCATCTCCTTATCTTCTTTGTTTAATTCTGGAAAGCGGGTAGAGAGGTAATCAAAGTACCTATCAATACATTCATCCCACGTTTCGCGTCGGCCCTCATCATCAAGCCAGCGGCAATAGCGACTGGTCACGATAAATTGCTGAAAGTTATCCATAATATCTCCTTGATCTTCTAGTTAACCCAATTATAAATACTGGGAAAAGTCATATAGGTTAAAGGTTTTAGTTTCTAAATCATACTCACCCTCATGTAGGATGCGGATGCAACGTGCCATAGCAAGAGCAAAGTCTTCTGCTTCCATGTCCACTTCCTTACTCTCGGGGCGAGTCTCTTCACGATACCGCTCAATGATTGCGGGTTCCCACTCTTCTGGTTCAAGAGAGTCTAAGAACTTCTTAGCCTTCTTAGGCCCTACTCTCCACAGTCCGGGGAGTCCATCGATTCGATCTCCTGTCATCCATTGGATGCAGAAAAACTCATGGGCTTCTTCCTCGGTAATAAGATTAGGAATCTTTTGTTTGTCTGGATTCCAATGCCAGCCCGGTACACCACACAGATCCTTGTCTACAGTCACAGCAATTGCGTCTCCAGACGAGGCAGCTATACCTAAAAGATCATCTGCTTCCAGTCGATCCTCCCATATGGGGGTACAGCAGTCAATTAGAACTTCCTTAGCAATGTCTAAACATTCGGGTCGTGCTACTGAATCTCTGTTAGCTTTATATAAAGGCCAACAATCCCTTCGGTAGTTGTTACTCCTCGTATCAGAGAAAGCGACAACTACTTCGGGATCAGTCCAACTCTTGATAGTAGGAGGGGTCCACTTACGAATGTCATCTCGCAGTCTATCCTCTAGACAATCAATACCTTCAGAGTCAGCCCAGAAAGCTGCTCTGTAGATAAGGATGTCTCCATCCAGCATAACTTTATTTGGTATCTTCATCTTCATCCTCCTCTAACGCTTCGATTAAAAGCCTGAGGAAGTCATCCATTACTTCATACTTAGCTGCGGGTTCCCCACTTCTTCTTGCGGTACAGATAGCGCAGCTACAATCCTCATCTGTACCTAAGTTAGGGTTTTCAATACCACACCACACACCAATCCATGGTTCTACAGAATCTAAGAACTCTTCTTGATTCCCTTCGTTTACAATTAAGTATTGAAAGATCTCTTCGTAATCCTTTTCTTCTGCTTCTACATTATTAGCTAGTGTTTCCGACTCATGGTTACGCCATTCAGCATCAGAGTCAATTAAGGTTCTAGTTCCAGAAGAGATAAAGATCTGAGTAGCTCCACACTCACGGCCAAAGGCTACCTCATTCATAAAGCGGACATCATCTATAATAATGACACGCTCCCAATGAGGGTGGTCTTGTTCCAATGCTTCTACTTCTTGCACACGTTGTGCATTTATCTTATTTCGAAGAACCCCAACCCAATAGTCTGGATCCTCTTTTCTCTTTTCTACTCCATACTTTTGACAAAACTCTCGGTATTCTTTTGGATGTTCTTCTTTTGTAAGCCCCTGTTCAAGGGCAGCATCCTTGATGCCATCCGCAAGGGAGAGAAGGACAGGGAGCTGCCCCATATTAAAACTATACTCAGCAATCTTTTGTGCTAAGTAAGTCTTCCCAACTCTTGCCTTGCCGCTCAACATAATTATCTGCATTTTTGAGCTCCTTTAATAAATCATCTGGACGCATATGAGTCTTAATGTTAAACCCCATAGACTGGAGTAACTTACAACTAAACATAGAACAGCTTTGCGGTTTCCAAGGCGGGTAAATAAACCGGGTCACAAAATACCATAGGAGTATTTTCCATGGGCGAATGATGTAACTTTTCTTAAGGTCTAATACCTTACGTTGTTGCTTAGCTGTTGACCCTATGTAGTAAATACTTTGAGGTGGTTTTAATCTTAGGTAAGCCTTTCCGTCTGCTGCTTTCATGGGCTTATCAACCCTAGTCAAGTAGTAAACAGGTGAACTTCCCTGCGGTGAAACCATTATACCACAGTGATTGGTGGGTGTCTTGGTTAATCTTGTAATTAACCTAGAATACCAATCATCTTCCAAAGTATGAAAGACTACATACACATCTAATAAAATCATTGATAGTACACACTCATACCTAAAGCGGTAGCAAGTGCATGCTCCATTCGTGCGCCTTCACTCTTGGCCCAGCCTGTAAGCATATACATACAGTCACAGTCAAAGATAAGATCTACATCTCTCTTCAAGGCACTCTTAAGCTCAAGCTTTGTCATATCGTTAGCTGGATCCACACCCTCTTCCCGATCTACCCGTGCTGGGTTGACAGGTTTCCAAATGTTTTTCTTATCTAACTCTTCTTCTGCTCTATCAAACTCATCGTGATTGTTATTTACGTACCCTCTCATAGGGCCAGCAATATAAATAGTAAGTTTCATATTTCCTCCTAGTGACAATCCCACCAATTAATTCCAATCTTGTACTCACCATCCAACGGCATCTGACAACCTAGCCTAACACCGGCTTCCCTAATAGAATCAACACCAAGCTGACCGATCTTCTCAGCAATCTCGGGTTCACATTCTAGTTGCCATTCGTCGTGAACAGTAGCCATAAAGAAAGCCCTACCATTGTACTCCTTGTTGATCTTATTTGCAAGGAGACATTGGGCAGCTTTCATAACAATAGCACCATCACCTTGTAGCTGTACGTTAAGTGCAGCATGTTCGCTACGGCAGGGAGCTTCCCTTCCATCGAGTAAGGTAATAGTATTCTTCTTATTACTCTGAAACTTACAAGCTTCGATAAGTTTCTTAAGAGCTGGCAAGTTGTTTAGGAACTTTTCCTTAAGTGCCTTACCAGCAGCAGCATTCTTTCCAATGATCTTACCTATCTTTGCATCACCTGCACCATAGATAAAACCATAGAAGAATGTCTTTACGTTGTCGCGTTCAGTGATTCCAGTAGCATCCATGTTTGTCTGATGTATGTCACCTTCCAACACAACTTTACTATAGGCTCCGTTGTCCCAACGGTGCATGCGACTAGCCAGCATTCTAGCCTCCAGACCAGAGGCGTCAATGCCTACCTGCTTCCAACCCTTGCGAGGTACAAACAAGCTGCGTACTCTACGGTCAGAGGTTACCTGCTGTAGGTTAGGCTGACTGCATGTCATACGACCTGTGACTGTACCCTGTGGGTTGACATTGCCATGAAGCCTGCCATCCCTAGAGTTCTCAGCACGGGTAATCCAATCCTTAAGAAACCCCATGGTCTTAATGATATCGAAGTACTTAACGAGTTCCTTTGCTTCAGGAAACTCAAGCTTCTTCACCACCTCGGCATCTACCTTAGGGTTACCCTTGTCAGTACGAGGGGCTTTCCACCCGTACTTAGTGTTAAGACGTTGGGCAATCTGCTGTCGGCTTGATGGGTTGAACACCGTAACCTTATCCTTGAGCCGCTTGCCTGTCTTCTCAGACCAACGTTCCTCCACGATGGGAGGGAAGATACTTCTCATCTCGTCCTCAATCTCGGACTTGTCATAGAGAAGTTCCTGCTCAAGGTCTAGTGCCTTGTTCACATCAAACCCAAACCCATTGCATCCTTGATCTGAGATGATCTTGGACACCATGTGCTCAAGCCTAACAATCTTCTTATGGGATTCAACAAACGCTTTCTGCTTGTTGAAGATTTCCACAGTTACCTTAGTATCTTGGATGCAGTAGGTCATCATCTCATCTGAGAAGACATCCCATCCACCCTGATAGTCCATCTTAAGACAACCTAGATGCTCACCCCAGCACTGAAGGCTGTTGCCCCCTAGAGGGTGTTCCTTCTTGTCTGGATACATGAGCCTAGAGACAACAAGGGAATCATAAGCGGGTGTGTTAATAGGACCGAACAGCCTGCGTAACACAGGAAGATCGTAAGCAATAATATTGTGGCCGACGAGAAGATCAGCATTCCGCAAACAATCAACGCCATCCTTAATATGATCTGGACCAAAAGATTTAACTTCACCAGTGTCGATATCAACAACAGCAATGCACCATACAGTATCCGCTTCATATATTACTTCACCTTTTCTATTAAGAACTAATTCATTCAGGCCATTGGCCTCGATATCAAAAGCGATCCGGTTCATGAGGATCTTTCCTTTCTATCAGTCGTTAGGGTCAACAAGAATAGAGCCAGAATCATCAAGAGCAAAGTCAATCTCTCTTGTCCGACCTGTCTCGTGATCGTAGAACAGACACGCAGCTACACCAGCCTTGCCAGTCAAACGATTCTTAAGTACCCGAACTGAGGTAGTGTTAGCCAGCTTAGGATCAGGGTTCTGTCGGTCACGTTCAAGAGCAACCACGACATTGGGTACACTAGACAGTGAGCCAGAGCCACGGAGATCCTGAAGAGTGATACGGTCACCCTCTTCATAAGCCTTCTGCGTCTTCTTAAGTTGGGAGATTACATCGATACGTACACCCGTGCGAGACACGAGGCTACGCATTTCCTTCATGATGTTATCAATGACCAGACGTTCAGAGTTATTCCCGTTATAGGAATCATCCTGACTGCCCAGCAATCCAGCAGCAGCAGCGGTGATATGGTCAAGCACGATCACATCCACCTCAAGAGATACAGCCATGAACTCCATGCGAGCAAGGAGGTTAGTCAAGGCAGAGTTACCAAGGTGGTCGTAGATATACAGACCGGTATTACCAAGGGCCTTCTTTGCATCTGCATACTCTTCGTCAGTGAACTCATTGATGATGTCGATATCAGGATCACCTTTGCCCATCTTCTGGCGCAGGTCATTCATGATACGCATAGCCTTCTGAGCACGTACCGGTTTGTTAATCATAAGGGAGATCATGTCATCCATAGTTTCCTGTGGTGACTCTTCCAACATGATAGCACCGACTGAACGACCTGCGGTAAGGTGGTCACTGATCAACTCTCTGATAATCGTAGACTTACCTGACCCAGTACCTGAGCACCACAAGGTAATCTCTCCGCTTCTCTGACCGATAAGGAAGTCGGTCATCTTAGGGAAGGGGAAGGGATACACCCTAGTCTCTGAGGTATCCATGCTATCTGAGATTTGTGAGACATGGAGGATCTCGTCCGGGCTATAGGCCCGAGCTTCCCAGATAGAACTAATGACAGCCTTACCCTTACCCTTGACCAGACACTCATTGGCGTCCTTGAAAGGAAGGGATGCAATCTTAGCTTTGCCGGGAGGCAGAAGCTCAGCAACCTTAACGGCAGCTTCCTGTCCGGGCTCATCCATATCAAACATAATAACAACTTCATCGTAACTACTGAGCCACTCAAGGTTATCCTTGACTGCTCGTACTGCACTCTGTGCTCCATTAGGCACGCTAACCACAGGCCAGCGGTTCTCTTGGAGCTGGGAGACCGTCATGCAATCGTACTCGCCTTCGGTCACAACGACACGACGGCCTCCCGTCTTCCACTTATCCTGTCCCCACAAGGGCAGACGGTGTGTATCACCAGTCCACGTAAACTTCTTGCCGGGGCATCGCACATGCTGTGCTACAGTTCTGCCATCCTTGACAAAGGAAGCAACCTCAGCTGTTTCCCCATTGACTTGAGCAGTCTCATAGCCAAACTTCCGAACGGTATCCTCATAGATCATACGCTCGGGGATACCCTTCAATGCACCTTTATAAATCTTAAAGTTTCCGTTACGCTCAACGGGATTAGCTTTCATAGTCTTATCTCCTGTACCGTGTATGTAATGACCACAAGAAAAACAATACTTGTGACCGTCATCGTAGACGGCCATGTTATCTCCTGATCTGTCCCGTCCCATAGATGCACAAGCAGGGCATCGTTCCTTGCCTATTGCGTTTCCACTCTCCATGTCAAACATTTAGTTCTCCTCACCCATTCATAAAGGGAATCTTCTTGCCAAGCCAGCTAAACATAGGCCGACCTAACCAAGCACCGGCAATGAAACACAAGCTCCAAGCACATACGGTAGAAATAATACTGTTAAAAATCATTTGGTTCTCCTTATAAAGATACCATCCTTCTTTCCTTTAACTATACTCGTAACTGTTCTCCAGCCCCATGCTAAACTGATAGCACCGGTGACAATAAGTACTGGAATGAACAGCCAATCCGCATACAAAGCTATGAGGTAATTAACCGTGATCATTATAACACCACCGATCACCGGTCTCCACCCCATAGTTCCCCTCGAAATAACTAACAGGGCCATCCCTGCTAGTAAACACAACCCTCCAATGGCACTGAGAATACTAAGATTCTCTAAGCCATGCACCTGCTCAATGGTTGTTGTTTCAGTAGGCGGGATATAATCAGAGAGGGAAACCTTTGGGGGCTTCCCTACTGACTTACATCCTCCTAGTGCCATCAAGCCTAGTCCTATACCTGCTTTATCCATCGTCTTTTCCCCCTTTGTAAAACCAAATCTTACATACAATAAAGAATACTACGTATGTTAAGACTATACTAATTAATATATCATATATCATAATAGCTCCGGTGGGATTCGAACCCACACTGTATGGATTTTAAGTCCACTGCCTCTGCCGGTTGGGCTACGGAGCCCTTGTTAGGATACAGAAAGGGAAAGCTCGCTGCGTTCTGCTTACTTCTGGATCCGCGATCCTCTCTGTACCCTAACAAGCACTCCGGGTAGGATTCGAACCTACGACCCACGGCTTAGAAGGCCGTTGCTCTGTCCCCTGAGCTACCGGAGTATAAGAGTATGTCCCCCAGCACTAGGGCTTTCGCCGTCGCAGCAGTTCGCATACTCTTATAGTAGGCCAGCCCGGATTCGAACCGGGGACCAAGCGATTATGAGCCGCATGCTCTGACCGCTGAGCTACTGGCCTAGAGTTTCTAACCCTAGAGTAAAGTAACCTTCTTCTCCTTTAGGAGCCCATTGCTTTGAAGCGTAAACTTCTACAACCTGCACATCATCTACCCATAATCTCTTGTTCATTGAATCAAATATCGCTTTAATAAAATTATCTACGTCTGCCTTAGGTCTTGATAGCTTAGTCTTCTTGGGTTGTTTAATGTATAGTTCTAGGTCTACCTTAACGGGATCTTTAATTGGCTCAAAGTCAGGCCCAAGAACAGAGCAGATAACATCATCGCACTCCTCTCGGAACCGTTTGTATGGACCGGCAAAGTAAGCCCCGTATCGTGTGACACGAGGCCTACTTGCGGCCACCGGGCTGATGGGGAATACCCATTCATTGCCCATGATTAGAACGGCATACCGTCAGCGTCGGTGTCAGCTTCCTTGACCTCAACGTTGCCGGTGAATCCTTCAGTCTTACTAAAGCCACTGCTGTTAGAGTAGCCTTCACCCTTCTCAATGATCTGACAACCATTGAGGTACAGGGACATGGATCCATCCCGAGTCAGGACTGCTGGCTTCAGACGAAGCCGAACCTTATCACCGCCGAACGGGATAGCATTCGTCTCGTCATCAGAAGCATCACGGCAAGGGAATGCCTCGATGTTGTCCTTGACAAAGAGCTTGGTCTTTACCTTGAGAAGAGTAACACCATCGTCGTTAGTACGAAGGCCGTTAATCTTAGCACTGCCATGCTCCTGCTTCAGGTCCTCAAGCTTCCTCTGAAGCTCGTCATCAACGATGACAGTAATGTTGTGGTTTGCTGCATCCGCTCCGAACTTATCGTCGGGACGGTGAAGGTGGGACCACTGCACATTGAGGGTTTCAGTATTAAAGGGATTGATTTTCGTCATCACTATTGTTCTCCTTTGTTTCATCATTACCTGCGGAAATTACATTTACGATTGTCTGGTTAATGTCGTTGGCGATGCTAGACAAAGCACCCGACAAGTCACCTAAGTATTTTAGCACAGTATCTGTCTTAATACCAGCCGGAAGTTGCATATCTTCCATATTTTCTTCCATAACTTCTGTGTTCATTTCTTCCATATGAACTCTCCTTACATCAGTTCCAGATAGGGATGTCCATCAATGACAACCCCAGCAGAAATAATAGGCTTCTTAAGGAACACGTTTCCATAAGCCATGCCCGTATGATTAATATCTATACCCGACCCAACGTTCATGCCGAACACCTTGTTGGTAGGGCCAGCCATCCAGTTAATGCTGGCGACTGAGTGAGTGTGTCCGCTTACCACATTACATCCTCTTGTCCTTGCGGCATTGAAGGATGGATACTGATTGTTCTGACCAGTACCATGATAGTAGAACACACCGTCTTCTACGAAGCTGTACTCCCACTCCCACTTAGGAGTCTTATACAGTTCGCTGTACTCACGAAGGTACATCTGAGGGATACCGCTGTCAGCAGCAAGCCTATGGATACGCTCATCGTGATTACCAATACAAACCTTGGCGACAGGGAAAGCCTTACGCCATTCCTTGAGGCCGTCCATTGCTTTGTTATACTCACCCATAGCACCATCCGATTCAGGATGCTTCTTATGAAATGAGATAGCATGGAGATCTAACACATCACCAATAAAGATTGTCTGGTTAGTCCTATACTTCTTCTTCAAAGACTTACAGAACTCCAAGTAATCTGCATGTACTGCGGGCAAATGCAAATCTCCAATAACTAATACCCTAGCCATTTGACTTTCCTCCGTATGCCTGCTTCCATTGTAGAGCAAGAGGGGGAAGGTCTGCACCCTTAGCAGGGATAGAAGCGTGCAGATCTAGGCCATGTACGATAGCCATTCGCTGAAACTTATTCAGCTTACCACTTGTAAGCAACA